ACTACTATATGAATCTGGCGAAAGCCCCTAGCCGACTTAGCGCAGGACTTCAGGCAGTAAGAGAGCCACTCGAAGTCTTTCTTGTAGCTGCGGATGAATAGGTCTACAGAGGCTTGCATAAAAGGTCGTACTGCGGTCCTTCCTCGGGAGGGAAGGACTCTAGCCCATAGCCGAGTTCAGATCTGAGATAAGTGATTAACGAGATGGGTGATTCGTCCCGTTGTTGTAAAGCATGTTCGTTAACCTCAATCCACATGATCGGGCGATGCTTAGTTATCGTCTTCTTAGCGCCCTTCAAAGCGGATACCTCGAACCCTTCGACATCTAACTTAAAGAAATCAAGTTTAGGGAGATCGTACGAGTCTAGAGCTACGACGAATACAACTCTGTCGCCACAAGCCGATATACGACTCGCGCCAGCATTCTCTGCTACGGATAAGAATTGACTACTTGGCTTATCGCTAAGCCCAGCTTTGATCGTTATCGCCGAGGGGCAATTATAAACTAAACACTCGTAGGCGGACAGGTTGGGCTCAAAGGCATAGACCCTTCCGGTAGACCCAACTGCTTTGGCGTAGGCAACGGTGTGATCCCCAATAAAAGCCCCCGCGTCTACAACGTAATCGCCTTCCTTAATATGCTTTAGAATAATCGGGAGAGAATACTCATCGTGATCCAACTTCCCGGTCTCTTCGACCCAGCGGGAAATATGCGAATCGTTTTCTAGTACCGCAATGTTATTTGGTAGGATCTTCACTTCCAGGTTTCCTACGCATACGACGCTTTTTCGGTTTTACTTCGGGAGTTTCGAGAACCTCTACTTTCTTCGGAGACCGACGCTCACGAAGCCTTTCGATTAAAGTCCCATCTTTGTTTTGGTGGAACATAACGGCTTCCTTACTGACCATAGCATCGACGCTGGCCTGATCCGGGAAGGTAAAGTTACGACCCTCGTCCTTACGCCAAACATGCTGGATCGATTTCGTCCAATAGGCTTGCCCGACAATTTGGTCTGCAGCTACTACGTCAAACGCTGCAAGATCGGCGTGAATTAAGTTAAAGGCACGTTCCATTACGTTCTTGGGGTAGATGGCATTCCCGCTCATATGCTCAGGAGTACCTTCCACTTTAACCTGAGCCCCCATAAAATACTGACCGCAGGTTCGGTACTCGGAATCGAGGAGATCGTGCCAACCAGAAATAAGGGGAATGCAGTCTGGCTCGCACCAAAAGTAAGCCTCCGGATTCGGGCCCCAAGTAATATGCTGAGTTACACGCTTGAACAAATGGTTAGGGCTCATAGGCCAGCCACGCTCATCTTGGTCATGCGGTATATACAACTCGTAGTTACGGCTCAACTCGGTGGGGTTCGGGACTGCTCGGGCACAAGCCACCATCAAACGGTGATTACCCATGCCACCGAGTTCCTCAACCCAGTTAAGCCAACGAATCGCCTGTTCCCGATCCTGCGGACCGACTGGCAACACGACCAGCATTAACGCCCCAAAGATTTTTCTAAGGCGTCTAAGAACCCAACGCTAGACGGCAAGGACGCTATCTGCTCGTTATTACTGCCGGCGCCAGCACCAGGAGTAGCACCTTGTAGCTTCTCAATCTGAGCTTTTAGATCAGCGATAGTCGAATTGCTCTTGTCAGTCAGATCTCGCACAACTTGAACGGCGAGGGGGAACAATACGGCTTGGTAAGTAAGAGTGGCTCGTTGCTGGTGGTCGAGAGGTTGCTTATCCAAATAAACAGCCTGTTCACGCAGAGCTTTAATTGTGGTATCCCACTCTGGGGTCTGACCACGTTTCAAGATGGGGAAAGAGTCTTCAAACTGTCCCCAAGTATTTTCAAAGGCAACATCAGCTTGTTTGTCAAAGGTCAGCCTAGCTTCTTGCTCGGCAGCAGTTTCCTGCCTTTCAATTTGAGCAAGGGTATCGTTAGCGGATTTGAGCATTTCGTCTTTCTTGGAGCGAAGCTGTTCAATCTCGTCTAGTTTGGTTTTAACTGACCAAGCATCCATTGCGTCGACGCCCGTCATAACATCTTTGAACTCTGCTCGGCGTTGAGCTGGGTCTTGGATATCCAAAACTTTAAGGACATCCTTGGCGTTTAGGCCGTCATATCCAGCTAGAGAATCCAACAAGCTCTTTTCTGCTTTAGCTAGAGGCTCAGAAATTGTTCTCTTGAACTCACGGGTAGACTCGAGACGAACAAGGGAAAGTTGGCTCTCGTAGTCCGAAACTAACTTACGTGTCTCCTCAAGTTCCGACTTAATTCCTTGGACCTCGACAGAAGCCTCAGTATTGCCAGCGCTCCTGGATTTATCGAGCTCTTGCTTCAATGCGGCTAGTTCTTGCTCGGCTGCTTTCAAAGCTCTGGCCTTAGCGGCAAAAGCAGAATTAGCAGAGCCTGTGGCTTTGCCCGGTAGCTTCTCGTCCTCGGACAGATCGCCGTCTACTTTGGCAACAGTCTTGGCTTTTTCGCTTTCGGGGGTGAGAAGAGAGTCAATGAGTTTTGAGGGAGTCTTAATATCCGGGGTCTTCGACAAGTCCGGCTCGGGTGTTTTTACTTCAACATCTTTTACTTCCGGGGTTGGGGCAGTAACCGCCGTTGCAGTTTTTACCTCTGGTTCCGGAGTCGCAGTCTTAGCTGGGGTTTCAATAACGGGGTTTTGGTGCAGAGGAGTAGCAGAAGCTAAAGGAGCCTCTCCCTCTCCAAGTGCCGCGTTAAGTGCATCTCCGAGTGATCCGATGTCATTAGTTGTTGCCATAGTTTGTGTCTCTGTTGTTTATTGGTTTACGTCTTCCCAAGGTGCTGGCAACTCTTGTGGCTCAGTCTTGGGGGTTTTTAGGAAATCAATAGCTCGCAAAGCGGCATACCAACCTTCGTTTCTAGAATGGGCTAACGCCCGAAGATTAATGCTCTCCCCGTTTGCTGGGGCTAGGGGGTTTAACTGAGGCAAGCCCAAATGGATTAGGGCGGTGAGTCCCGCTCGCATGTGCGGTTCGTTCCAAGTTTTTTTCCAAAGCTCTACGTAATCTTCGCGCTTGCTCCACTCTTGAAATGTCATTCCTATGTTTGTCGCAGAACGGAGAAATTAAGCAAGACTTTTCTTTTGGGCGTTTAAACGATTCCTTTCGGACTGAGCCCGAAGCCTCTGAGCGGTTTGGGCGTCCCGCAGAGCCATACGTTGCCTTGCCTCTTCACTCTTAATGGCGATCTTGGCGTCCGAAGCTGCCCTATCAATCTGAGCATCTGCTTGGACCTTAGCCAGCTTAACAGCGTACTCCGCTTGGGTCTTACTCTTAACGTCATCAATCTGGCCTTTAATCGCCTGCTCAAACTGTTGTTGCTGAGCTCTAGCCATAGCCTCTTGTTGCTGACGTTGTGCTTGCGCTAGCTCTTGGCCAAGGCGCTGAACAGCTTGATTGACCTTGTTAAGAATAGATTTGTACTGGCCCACCATGCTTTGACGGCTCACATCCGCTGAAATCTGTTGGAGGTGGATGGCCATATGGGGACCGGAAAGAGAAAGATATTTAAATGCTTCCACGGGATCGATTGAATTCTGTTCGACTCCTTGCAAGAATTTAACGGCATCGACGGCATGAATCTGCAAATGAACGGCGTGGTTTTCACCCGATTGGACGGTTACCCCGCGACCGCCCTGCATCGAATCGTTTTCCAGTTCCGCGATCTTGGCGTCGACTGGCAACCTAGGCGGTACGGCTGCTGGCGGGGCGTACCGATCTACTTGGTCGTAACCAACACGGACAGCGATACGATCTCTAACAACATTAGCCCTGCCCGTTTCGTCCAGCATCGGCAGCATCTGCATGAACTCATTGTACGCCAGCAACCGAGCTTGGGCGCTTCCGTAGCCAACTGCCTTTAAGGGACTGACATCATACACCTTCTTAAGGGCTTCGAGGGGTACTCCACGAGCCCGTACCCGTTTGTGGAATTCAACAGCAACCTTACCGCCCGGCTCCGTCTCTTTCCAATTACCGCGAGACAACCGACGGAATTGTTCTTTGAGAAGTTTACCCCACGGGACGTAATAGAAATTCTGTGCTTGGGAAGAAAGTACTGCTTCTTTCTCGAGCTGAGCGCTGACCTCTGTTGCAGTACGTTCTTGGGACCCCGAGGTTATGATCTGAGATGCGTAGCTACCCGTGTTATTACGGCGGATCGAGGAAAGCTCTTGAGCGATAGGCAAAGCATTGGCGGCCAGATTAGGAGAGGTTCTTTCAACAATGTTTAAATTCGGGGGCAGAATTGCCATCGGGCCGTTATACGCAATAGTCAAATTCTGAAGATCATCCATCGTCTGGGGTTGAATCATCACCGAAGTAGACAACAAAGTGGAATCGATAATTGCGTTCCGTAACCGATTGTTGACTTGGATGTGCGGATAAATCTTGTATGCCAAACCTCGGATGGAGTGGAGGTTTCCATTAGTCCCAATGCCGTAAGTAAACATAACCAAAGCTTGATTGATGTTCTCAAACCTTGAGTCTTTGCGATACAAAAAGTTCTGATTAGACCCATCCCGCAAACCGATGGCGTGGGTTATCTTGCCGTCAAACTCCCTTACGTAATAATGAATAGTCTGAATCTCGGCGGAACGAGCAAAAGACAGGGACAGATCGTTGTCTTTAAGCATGACTTGAATCTCTTCCCACTCTAGCCGAGTTCCGGAGACATCTGCGGGAACTGCGTTAATGATAGCTTGACGGGCTTGGTCTACGTCCCAGCCAACTGCTCGAGCCGACTTGGGGTCTTTGATGTACTGGTAGAGCTCATGGGCGTAGTAGCTTCGGCGGGCGCAACAAAACTCGATGCGACTATCCGAAGCTGGAATTCCTCGCGGTAGATAGAAATCTTTTAAGCCTGCGACCCTCCAACGCCAATCAGTATCATCCTCGAAGAAAGCAAAACCTACACCGTAAGAAACAAACTCGTGAGCCAACCTCTGCTGGTTGTAGAAGAACTCGTCCCAGTCCTTCCGGAGAACCCGATCAAACTCTTCAGAGATGATCTGGCTGTAGTTGCCCTGTTGCGTAGCGTCGCCGTAGTTCGTCTTTACTTGAGCGAGTTGGGGCACCCCATTTACCAAATCGGAGTAAGCGGAAAGGGCGTACTCAAGATCTGCGGACGCTTCTAAAAAGTTTAGATTCGAACGATAAGACTGGCCGAGATTCCGCAAAGTGGTCGGATTGTACGGTGGCTCACCGTCGAGCATCGCTTGGACACGAACCCTCTGCGAAGCGCTGTCCACGTCTGCGTCAAGAAGGTTTTGATAAATAGAGAAAGCAGCTTGAGCATTTTTAAGCCTCGATTTAGGTGGGGTTCCGGAAGCGGAGATTGTCTCTAGGTTTTGATCCACGTTAAACTCCTACGTACCTAATTAGGGGCTTCGGGTCAAGAATAAAGAGAATCAACCTTCTTCGTGAAATCCAAGAAATTCTTGTACTTACCACCCCCAGCCACAGTAGTACCAGCGACAGCGTTAGCCCTTTGACGACATACGTCCAGCATAAGAAAAGCGGCATCCGCTATGTCGGGGGATCTCCCGAATCTAGCTTTCATATCCCTCTTGGCTTCTATGTATATCTTACCCCGCTCGGCAGTTCTGTACTGCCTCCCAACCAACTCCCTGGCCAAATCAACGGTAACACCCCGAACTTGGTTCGCCCTCAAGAACTCTCTACCGACATACCAAAGCTCGGAAACTCGGTTACCGTAAGACTCCTCTGCCTTTATATGGGACGACCGGCTGACGGCCATACCGCTGGGCCTTTCAGAAAACTTAACCCTCAAAATAGAGGGGCTCCAAATCGTGGCAATAATATCGCAAAGGGGATCTCCGGCTCCGGTGGCGTCGACAGCCAGATATCTAGGTAACACCCCATACTTCTCGCACTCAGACTTCAACGCTTGAGCAATCTGAAAGTTACGGGGGTTATCTCGAATAGATGAGTTCTCTCGAAGCTCGACGTACTTGTCAAAAAATACTGTCATACCCGCATCTGTCTCTCCGTACTTCCCGAGGAACAAGACCGACCTATCCCCTCCGTTGGTAAAGCCCGGATCAAAACCGGCCACGGGGATGGGCTGTTTAGCTCCCACCCACATAGCGGTCTTGTGCGCCTCGAACTTACGTAGATCCGCCTCGCTGTATATATTCTCCTCCGACCCCGCTGGAGCAGGGAAGGAGCGAATAAACCTCCAATAAGACAAAGAGTTCTCCCCAAGACGCTTCCGATCCTCGTCTAGTTTTTTGCCCGTCAGCAAGAAAGGCCACTTGTCGTCATGCTCTAGGTTAGGGGTTTTCTCTCCGTCTAAATGCAGACAGAAACCGTCTTTAGTCTCCCACCCTCCCTCGTCTACGGTGATAGACTGCCAGCCTGCCGTGGGGGTAACGAACTGACCGAACGGGTCATAGGCAGAATTAAAGTTACCGCAGGCGACACATTGGAAAAACGGATTGGCGGAAAGATTAGCGGTCGCTTCGAAAATAGCGGGCGATACGTCCGTGGCCTCGTCAATCAGGAGAAACACTCTCTTGTTCTTCAGACCGAGCAACTTCTCCGAAGCTTCTTTCTCTTTGTCTTTTGCCGAGGGGACGAGAGTAATGCTTGAGCGGTCGCTACTGCCCTCCTCTAACACTAGCTTGCCCATCGAGTCGACTAGCTTGCCTGGCATGACTTTGGCCTGCATGTGACGCTCACGGACTCGACCCCACATACGCTTACGGGCCTCGCGAACCGAAGTAGTGGTCACCAAAACCAACGTGTCAAAAGGAGCGCAGTACCAATTAACTAATCCCCATAACCCAACCACCTCTGTCTTTGCGGAGGACTTAGGGCCAGAGATGCCGAGATAGTTCCATTTGCAAAGCTCGACGATCTGGTCATCCGCCCACGGATTGCGCTGAAACCCAGTAGGGTTTTTCTTTGGGTGATACGGCCAAAGCATCTCCACGACGTTCCAGAAATGTTGCTCTTTGCCCAATCCCCCCTGCTCGGGGTTAATGCCCTCCCGAAAAGCAAGTAGTTCAATAGTAAGCTGGGTCGCCCCCTCCGGCCACAACCGGCCATACTTCTCTATCTGGAGCATCACTTGATAGTATCAGAATCCACTTGGCAATCCACTCTTTTTATAAGAGATGATCTGGATGGTAGCTATTGATCCTGGAGCGAGTGGGGGCATAGCGTCCATTACTGTGAACGGTATGGCCGATGCTGTAAAAATGCCTGAGACCGAAGGAGATGTGCTGGGTAAGCTAAAAAATCTTCGAGTGTACCACGACGTGATCGTAATTGAACAAGTGGGTGGTTACGTGGGTGGGGCGGGCAGTCCGGGTTCAGCAATGTTTAACTTTGGCCGAGGGTTTGGGTTTATCCTAGGAGTGGCCATGACGCTAGGGTACCGAATCGAAATGGTTCGTCCGCAAGCGTGGCA